ATGGGTGACGATGTTCATTCTCGTGCGCCAGGTCCAGATGCCACGGCTTCTGGATTGGCGGGGGCCTGCGGAAGCCTGGGCTGGCCGATTGCCCGATCAGGTGGTCAAGGAATGGGAGGCGCGGGACACCGCGAGCCGGAATGGCCAGTAAGCGCGAAGAAGTGCTGCAGGCGCTGCATGCCCGGCTGCAATCCGTGCCGCTGGTGAAAGTCGAACGCAACCGCCTGCGCCCCGAGCGGCTCCCGCCCGAGGGCTTGATCATCCTGCGCGACGGCGATGTCGGCGAGCCCGAAATCCTGCTCTCGCCCTTAAGCTATGTCTGGACCCATGCGGCGCGTATCGAAGCGTTCTCGGGGGCGGCCGATCCCGATGGCCATCTCGACGATCTGCTCATGGCGATCGCCACGGCCCTCACTGCCGATCCGACGTTGGGTGGGCTCGTCGATCTCATTGATGTCGGCGCGCCGGATTTCGACGCGGCGGCACCCGAGGGCGGTCCCGACGTCAAGGCGGCTATCGTGTCGGTGCGGCTCATCTACGAGACCGCGCATCCGCTGAATTGAGGCTGGTTTCGAGAACCGACTTCCAAGAGATGGATTAGGCGGGCTCGACCTTCGGATCTGCGCCAACTTCAAACGTGAAGCGTAGAGTTCGATCTTTCCGCACATTGCCAACAACTGCGGGGCGGAAACACGCAATGCAGGTGCCGCCGTCATGGCGAACACTCGGGTATACGAGCCCCAGGGAGTTTTCGCTGAGAAGCTGTTGCGATAGTCGTTGAGACTCGATGTAGCTTTCCGGATCGAGGCAAGCGACGAACGCGGCGGCTCCCCGCAGATCGTGAAAACTGCCGGTGAAATCGGCCAGATAATCATCGTAGGTAACTGAGACGGGCTTGGTCCAAGAGACCTCAGCAAGCTCAACCCGCTTGTGAAAGCCGACTTCCGCAATCGATGTTTCGATCGCGAAGCCGCCGTACCAAGCACCTCGATCGGGCCCGTTGAAGCGGCTGCCATGGGGATGGGCATGGCAGAAGGCCGCATTGATGATGCGATAGTAGGGAACACCGAAGACAAGCTCGCCGAGCCCGATGCCCGGCAGGCGGTCATTCTCGGCCAAGAGGCGATCATTCGTCGCGTGGTCTAGATCGAAGATATCTTTCAGGTGCGCGTCGTCGTCAGCAATGCGCGTGAGCACGCTGTCATTGTTGTCGCTGTATTTCGACGGTATCAGTCGATGCGTGTCGAACTGACGGATCAGGGAAACTGGCGGGGAGGCCGTCAATGACCACCCCGCCTTGAATCGACCAACCGCCTAACAGTCCACATCGCGGCCACTCCGCCCTGGACCATGTAGGACAAAGGCGTTCCGCCACTGAAGAGACGGTTCTTGTTCGATAGCGTCACCCAGGCATCCGCCAGATCTTCCGGGTACAGAATATTGAGGCTCTTGAAGATGCCGATGAGCAGCGAGATCCGTGCGAGCCGATCCGTGTCGAGAACCCGGTTCGGGTTTTTCTTCATCTCGTAGAACACGCCGTTCGAAACGCCGCCCAAAAGGTCGCGAGCGTCCGAATCCTTGATTGCCCACTTCTCCATGATGTTGAAGAAGGCTTTGATGGCAGACGGGCTCAAGCGCTCCCGCTCCGTCTGATCGTTCAAGTTGATCAGCGGCGAAGGCTCATAAGCGGACTTTGGGTAGGAGAGCTGGGTTTGCATGGCGTCCTCCGAATTAGGAGTGAATATACTCCAAAACCGGAGAATTGCAAGGGGCAGTCGCGAGTAGATCACCCGATGTCAGGGACATCGCGGCGGCGGCAGAAAATTTAGCTGAATCAGTGCTTTGCGCCGGATTTCCCGGCCGAGCGTGACTTCCTCTGCATCCCGGTCACGCGGGATGTCCGACCCACACCATTCAAACTGAGAAAGGAGACCCGGCATGGCGCTCGGTTTCGGCGCAAACGCGCGTCTGCTTGCGGCCTTTGAAGCCACCTACGGAAGCCCGCCGACGGACAACTATCATCGTCTGGGCTTCTCCCGGTATGGCCTCTCGGCACGCCAGCAGCTGATCGACAACGATTTGCTCGGCGAGGGCCGAGACCCGGCGCCGGCTGTGCTGGGTGCGCTCACCTGCGACGGCGAAGTCTCCGTCCCCTGCGATGCGCGCCAGATCGGTTTCTGGCTGAAGGCCCTGCTCGGCGAACCGGCGACGACCGGCACGACCAATTTCACGCACACGTTCCAATCGGCGGCGTCCGTGATCCCGAGCCTTGCCTGCCAGGCCATCAATCCGGACGTGCCCTTGCGCCGAACCCATTTCGGCGCGCGCGTCGATAGCTTCACGCTGCCGCTGCGCCGGGATGGTCTCACCACAGCGACGATGTCGCTGATCGCACAGGGAGAGAGTGCCGACAATGCCGATCGCGATCTGTCGCCGACGACCTATGCGCCGCTGCGCTTCGGCTCCTTCCAGGGCACCGTTCGTCGTGACGGTTCGGCGCTGGGACGCGTCGTCTCGGCCGAGATCGTCTACCGCAACGGGCTCGACCGCATCGAGACCATCCGCTCGGACGGTCTGATCGACAGCGTCGAACCGACCGTGGCGGCCTGCACCGGCAATGTCGTCGTGCGGGTCGATGGCACGACGCTGATCGATGCTGCGATCGCCGGCACCCCGATGGAACTCGAGTTCGGCTATGTCCGCGACGCCAATACGAGCCTGATCTTCACCGTGCATGAAGCGGTTCTGTCGCGCCCCTCGGTGCCGATCGAAGGCCCCGCCGGCATTCAGGTCACCTTCGAGTTTCGCGGTGCCAAGGATCCCACGCTCGGCCGCATGCTCACCGCCATCCTCAAAAACGACATCGCCGCTTATGGAGCCACGCCATGATCCGCCTTGGTCTCAAATCCGAACCCTATTGGCTCGACCTCCTGCCCGGCGTGCGGATCAAGGTCCGTCCCTTCGGCACAGCACTCTTCTTCGCCGCACAATCGGCCATGGTGCGGGTCGATACGAAAGGCGAGGAAGCCTCGGAGGTCATCGACGCCCTGCGCGGTGTCGCTTTCATCAAGGCGCTAGCGCGGCTCTCCATCCTCGAATGGGAGGGTGTGGCTGACGCGAAGGGTGAGCCCGCTCCGGTATCTCCGGACGCGGTCGATGCGTTGATGGAAATCTGGCAGGCGGCGGCGGCCTTCGAGCGCATCTACGCCCGGCCGATCTCGGAGATCGAAACCGAAAAAAACGGCTGAGCGCCCGCGCCGAATGGCATTTCGGCGGCGGGCCGGACTATTGCGCCGCCTGCCCGGAGCGCTGCCCGGAATGCCCCTATGACCGCGAAGTCCCGGCGACCGCCGAGGGCTGGGAGGTCTGGGATCTTCTGGAGCGCTGTGCGGGCCAGTTGCGTATGGGGCCGTTGGGCCCGGTCGGGCTCGATTTTGGGGCCTTGTTTCTCATGGCTGATGCGCTTGGCGTGAGCCGACCGGCGCTCGCCGAATTCCTGCCAGCCGCCGAAATCGGCCTGATGCGCGGCATCACCAAGCGAAGCGACAAGAAGGACGATGGCCAACCGTAACATCTCGGTCCGACTGCAGGTCGATGGCGGACGCTTCAAGGCCGAACTGGTCGAAGCGGGGCGCACCGGCCAGCAGGCGCTGAAGTCTATCGAGACGGCGGCGCAGGAAGCCGGCGCCGCCCTCGAAAAAACCGGCGCCTCCGCGCAGAAGGCCGACCGGGAGCAGGAGAAGCTTGCCCGTTCCGCCGAGCGGTTGAAGCGGCAATATGCTCAAGGCTATCAGGCGACTCAGGAACAGGGCCGCGCCACCGATCTTTTGGGCAAAGGTCTGCTGACGCAGGCCGAGCATGCCAGCGTGCTCGAAGGCATCGGCCGGAAGTATCTGGTCGCCAACGCCAATGCCCGGACGTTTGGGCAGACCGTCGAGCAACAGGGCCAGCGCACGCGCATCACGGCCCAGCAGATGGCGCAGCTGCAGCCGCAGCTGAACGACATCTTCACGACCCTGACGACGGGCATGAGCCCGTTGACGATCGCCCTGCAGCAGGGTCCGCAGATTACGCAGATCTTCGGCGGGATCGGCGCCACATTCCGCGCCATTCCGCCGGTCGCACTCGGCGCGGCGGCGGCTTTGGCGGCGGTTGGCATCCCGCTCGGCATCATTCTGTCGCGCGCCTTCGATCTCTCGGCACAATCGCGCACGTTCAACGTGGCCCTGGCCGCGATGGGCCGCCAGGGGCAGACGACCGCCGAGCAACTCGGCGAGCTGGTCGAAAAACTGCGCGATGTCGGGGTGGCGCGCGACGAAGCCCGCACGGCCATCGCCACGCTGGTCCGCACGCCCAATCTATCGGCCGGTGAAATCCCCCGGCTGGCCAGCATGGCGCCGGATCTCGCAGCGGCGACGGGGACGACTGCGAGCGACGCGGCGCGCCAGCTCGCCGAATTCGCAACGGGTGGCTACGACGCCATCATCAAGCTCGACCGGGCGCTCAACGGCTTCCTGAACCCGTCGCAGCGCGAGAATATCCGCCTGCTCACGCAGCAGGGTGAGCGAACCCAAGCCTACCGGATCGCGATCGACGCGCTGCAGGAGCGCATTCGCGGCCTCAACGATCAGGCGCTATCGCCGACCCAGAAATCTCTCAACGAGATCGGGCGTGCCTGGGACCGGCTGGTCGACAATCTCGCGCGGGGTGCGGTCGGGCGCGTCACGCTTCA